GGGATCCTAATGCTATTTGTCTAGTGTCAATTAACAGCCCACTGCGTGTTAAGATGTATTCACTAAAATTCATAAAGTGTGTCAAAGTTGTGTTAGTACCGCCCACGATTTAGGTCACGGATTTATCCAACAAGATGGCTGGGAGCTCTGAGTAAAATTCAATTGAATTTACGTATTCTGCAGGCTCCGCAAAATCCATGTCCAGTCCATTATAGTATTTCTCCAGTGCTACTTGTATATCTGGTGTGATGCCGAATGCCTTGTAATATGACAATCGAGTACTGTCCGATATTTTGCGCCTGACAAAAGTCAAGCCCTTCATACGCTCATAATTCCCATACTCGACAGATTTAAACATAAATTCATCGGATATTTCCACGCGCTTGACGTATTTGGATGACGCCCGATAAAGAGCATCATGCAATGCATAAGATATTGGAACACCACTATTGATAATTCTCCCACAAGTAGAGATGGCCATATATGTAGACGCAATTTGTGTCACAGTCTCAGATGACTGCAAACTGATACAATCCTTTGTAAGCGCCTTTTCTGGGTTACGGACCATTACCCATTGACCATTAACACACACTGGATTAGATTGGCAAAACTCAATATGCTCTAGTTCATAACAAGGATCCTCGACAACTGCATTATATCCCTTGGCAATCCACCAACTTGTCAAAGTCTCATTCAACAAATTAAGTTGTGAATTGTCTAGAAATATTACGCAGTCATCTCCCATGTTAGCTAGAGAAGCATTTAAACCTATTTCCTTAAAGTAATGCCACATTAAAGAACATACTATTATCTTGTTTCCCATTGAAGTGTTTATCTGCCCACTACCTCTGCCACCTCTGCATTGATAGGCAATAGCTCCGTCACCAGCAACAGCTTTACCCTCAGGATATAGCTGCATATCTAGTAAGAAAGCCAAATGCTCATCATCAGCAAAAGCGGCCAAGTAGTAAGAAAACTCATACTCCAATGCCTCCAGTGAACAATGTTGGTCAAACCTGGAAAAGTCCAATGGCACAGCAACGGGGCTATCATAGATTGCCCATTTCTCTGCCATTTTCTCCCCGAGTTCGACACAATTGTACCCACTCATCACTGTAGGCTCTCCCCACACTCCGTCAATAGCGTTCATGAAATTCTTTTCGTTAAACTTTAAGTAAGTCATGAGGTCTAGTGAGTATCTAGGGTTAGGAAACTGGATTAATCTAGGAGCTGGGTCAGGCTTGAGTGTTAAGTTTGTCTTCTCGGCTTTGAGGAAAGCCGTAAGTTTTCCGTCTTCTTCGGTAACTGGATATTGTAACAAAGACTCATAAGCGTTAGAATAACGCTTAGCTTTACGGCCAGAGTAGCCACGAATAACATCTTCATGGCTATACTGGCGGCAAGGCACGAGGCAATTAAGCCATAAGTCCCTGAACTCGTCCAGGCCGTCGAATTCATCAAACTTAGGTCGAGGAGGTGGAATCAAACCTCCCTTCCCGTCAGACACACAAAACACCCTCTCATGCAAAGCCCTACCTAAATTGGCGATAGTGTTATTATGTACACCCCAATTTTGACCAAAAGCACAAGCACTAACACAAACTAAACTACGTTGTCTAACCTCCTTAGTAAACTCCCAGTCAAGAACCTTCATCCCAGGGACCACACTAAATTGAATTGATGTGTCAAATCCTTGGGTCTTGACTAGGCACCCCTATTTGTTCACAAAGGTAACGATAGCATTTACAACGCGAGTGCTAAGACTCGGGTTCTCATGCTTCCATACCCTTTGCAAATATCTCTTCTGGATCTCGGGGAGCCCAGCCACTTGACCGGCCACAATCTGTTGATCAGATGGTATGATCGCTAGTGCAACAGCTTGTGGGATTAAACGCGCAGCATCACTGATTCTGATATTGAGCTTTCTGCACTCTTTATGTAGAAAGAGGTTAATAGCCTGGATCTGCAACTCATTGTTCTTAGGAACAGGGAATGCCAATTTGGCCTTCTCCACTAAGGACTTGAGCGCATTTCCATACAAACGAGGTCGTATTCTCTTCCTCTCTCTCTTATCAGTCTCTAAGGTATCTACCTTTCCCTTAGCATCAGTCACGTTCTGTTGTAAGCAAACTACCATAGGTGGGTCTACTTCTAAACAATCCTCTAGTTCACTAACTTCCTCTGGGTTAGCCACACAGTTAATTGCCTCCAAAACAGCAGCGACCCTATCGCTACTACATTCTCCAGATGAGTGGAGAGTGGAAACCAATTCCACCTCGCCACCTTTTAGGGCAAGATCTTGCTGTTCACGCCATGACCTATAGTCACGATGTACCTTGTAACCCCCAGCAATTAAGAGTCCACAAGTTCCCACTATCGCTACGGTCTTCCAGTGCTCGCCCGTCTGGAACTTGATCGCCTTACCGATTTTAAGTGCGGTATTCTTATCAAGCGCTAGAACTTGAGCAAGTGTGGTGGAAGAGTTAGCCACGACAGATCGCGCAAAGCCAAACATTAGTGACGACATGTCTGGGTCTACGTGCGTGAAAAGTAGTAGTCCAAATTCAGAGAACCCCCTGCAAACTCTCTCTCTCTGAA